CCAAGTCTAGAACTAGAAGACCACAAACAAACTATTAAAATCTATAAAGAAGAAGACGGGTATGTTTTGGAAACATCCCGCCGTTATGTATTTGAAACCTTCAATAAATTAATTGAATATATTGATAGTATTCCAACTAGAATATTTTAATTGGTTTGATCGATATCTCTTGAAGAAGCGATACTTACTGAGTCTGGTCTACCCTGTACTTGATAAGCTTGTGGTGCTTCTGTAATTGGATCTGCAATTTCAAAATAACGTTCCAACTTCAAACCAATTTCTTCGTACAACATCTCAAGTTGTTTTTCAACACCTTTGATCTTGTGTGCTTCTTCGTATAGTTTACCAGCCATCTTCTTTACATCTTTCATGTCACGTTCGATCATCTTGGCTTCCATCCATTCGTTACATTCTTTAATTGCATAACGTTCGGCTAGATTAACAGCTTCCATAATTTTGGTTGCGGTTTCATAGATAGATGATGCCTTTAATGAACCACGATATTCATTGTAAGCTTTGATTGTTTCATATAACTTCTTTTTCTCCTCTTTTGTTAAAGCGGAATAAGCAACTTCTGTGGAGTTTTCTACTAAATGTTTTAGCTTGATCATATGAATATAAATATTGTTTGAACTTACAATTCAGAAAGAATATTGTGAATTAATCTTTCTACATTGCTATATGGATTGATTATTATTTTTTGATCAATACTTTCATTGATCTTTCCTTGTGGATACATGAATGCGCCTTGTGTACTTGGATTGCTTACAAAGTCGAATGCAATTAAATCAAAATCGTCTTGTACAACATCCGCATTTTCACGCATGTCTTTTTTTACACTACCAAGACCACGACTACTGATACCCAAAAGAATACCTGATTGTAGTAAATCTCTTAAAATATTACCACTTGGTGTAGGAAGAATTTCTACAGTACCCACTAAATCTTTACCATCCCAACCCATATCTACGATATTATGACTAACGTTCTTTAAGTTAACAACGCTACTTTCTGGATGATCCAATTCACCCATAGCACGACGTTGTTTTACAAAGTTATCCATATATTTGTTAGCTTCACGTTTCAAAATATCTTCTGGATAAACACGTCCATTTTGGTTCTTTGCATCAGCACGTTGCAAAACTCCATTAACAAGGAGTTTGCCATCTTTCAATGATTCGTTTAGTGATGTTCTTTTAAATTCAAAAGGTAATACGTCGATTAGAATTTGTTTCATATTAAGCTGTAGGTTGAGATTGTGGTGGTTTTTCACCAGCGGGTTGTCCAGTTGCAGGTGGTTCTTCGGATGTCACACTATTTGCGGATTGAGTTGCGGTTTGTTTATTAGGATCAACCAATGCTTTAGATTTAGCTATTTGATATTGATCTTTAGGTTTGACATCCGCGCTTCCTAAAATTTTGATCTTAAATCCTGGTTTAACAAAGAATTTAGCAGTTTTTTGTTTGCTTTCTTCACGACCCATAATTACAATAACATAACGATCATAATAATAGTCGATTTGTACGCCAGTTACATTAATCGTATAATCGGCCTCAGGTTGTTTATATCCCTTACTAGCACGAACCACAATCTTTTTATCTAAAATTGAATCTTGAATCTTCTTTTGAAGATCAGTCTTTAATTGTTCAGTACTATTTTTCAACTTAGAATCAAAAGCAGTAAAATCTGGTTGAATATCGTAAGATTGAAGATTGACATCAACAGGAGCTTTAGGAGTTGTTGGAACTGGTTGAGTTGGAACAGCAGGTTGTGCTGGTGCTGGTGCTGGTGCTGGCGATTGTTGATCAGCCTCATTCTTTAACTTATACAATAAACCACCAACTCCCTCTTTACGCATTTGTCTAACAAGTCTAATTGCGTGTTCTGTTACAGGCAGCATTCCTTGTTCATGACCAGCCAATGCCGGATCTAGTTCTGGATCTCCGTGTTGTACTAACCCATTTGAATCTGTGTATGTATCTATTGGCTCAATGTTTTGAGCTGGATTAGCATATGCTGGTTCACTATACATTTGATTTTCCAAAGCATAACCAGTATTGTTTTTAACAGGTTTTGCCAATTTATATCCGAATTGTGTAGCAGCACGAACATTACCAGTAGATTTTTTATTGGAACTAAATGCAAATGGTGTCATTACACCGGGAACACCGGCTGTAGTGCTAGCTTCATTCTTCTTCTTTAATTGGGTATCTACCTGCTTTTTTATTTTTTCACGGGTAGATGGTGAAATTTTGTCTGCGTGTGATTGCAACCACGCATTGTAATCTTGTTTAGAAATACGAGACATTTCGCTATCTCTGTAATATTGAGCGTATTTTTTTACAATGTCTCTAAATGGATCACCCGATTCTTTAAGCAGTTTTTTCATTTTGAATTTTTTTCAATTCTTCGACCAATTCGTATGCGGTCAAAAGAGATGTAAGTTGATTTTCTTTAACCAATCCTACAACGTTTTTACTTGAAAGTTGAGTTATAGTTTCATTCAATTTAATCTTAATAACCTCGTTATTATTGATTGATGAAATATACTCTTTCAAAATCTCAGAAACCCTCTTGTATTCTATATTTACAAACTCGGTGAATTTGTTAGTATTAGATACGTTTGTAATATATTCTTTCAACAAACGCTTTTGATCTGGTAGCAAGTTACTATATTTTTTATTGAAGTTTTCAATTAGGAACTTATACGCTAACAATCTAACCTCGGCTGGTTGACTATCATAAATGTCTAGTGGTTGTAAATCACTCTTTTTATCCTTAGTTAAACTTTCAATGACACATTCTCTTGCTTCTACCAATTCTTCTACTCCAAACTTAACTTCATTTAAATTCTGATTCTCAAATAATTTATAAACCGACGCATGCAATTTATAATTTGGAATCTTATTCTTCAAGAATTCATCGATGTTGTATTGTTCCTTGATTTCTTTAACCAAGTTATATTTTTGTTTATTCAACTTATGTGCATCAATTTTGGAACGTGTTTGCAAAACCACAGCAAGAATTCGTTCTGCGGTTTGAGGATTTTTAGAGGACTGTGATGATACGAAGTTGTATAATTGGAACTCCCTGCCAAGTTCTTTTGATTCGTTGAAATATCTGAACATTAGATTTTTCGTGAATGATTCATCACGGCCGGCAAGAATATCAGACGTTATTTGTCTGGTAAGTAGTTCGAATAGAATACCGCTATTCTTAAACTTTGAATGTTTCGCTTTCTTATGCATAAGTTCCAATTAAATATAAATATAAATAGAATTTAAAAATAATCACTATTTATACTATTCTTTATTCTTTTATGTTGTTTTCGTCCATGAACGAAGGTTTATTTTGAGATTCCTTTAAAATATCTTTGTGACTATTGAATGCTTTAACTAGAGATGATATAGATTCCATAGACAATGGAGATTTATTTTTGTACTTGTGTGTTGGTGATAAATCACTATCTCTATTATTTTCTAAAGTGCCCAGTGGGTCTTCTCCAAATGGATATTTGCTAGCATCTTTTCTACCGGTTTGATCTCTTTTCTTTTCTGTGATTGGAGGAGTGCCACCCGCTGGCGCACCAGCGGACGATGTATCGGCTTCTGCACCGCCGCCACCGGCTTCAGCACCACCAGCGGATGATGTATCGGCTTCTGCGCCGCCGCCACTGGCTTCAGCGCCTCCACCAGTACCTCCATCAGTTTCTTCACCCTTTGATTTCAAGAAGTTCAAAGCTGGATCATTTCCTTCTTCTTCAATTTGTTTAAATCTATATGTTGCTTTAGCATCATCAATAAGTTGCTTTTGTAGATTAATCATGTCTTGATCAGACATACTGAATACGTTGTCATAAATCCACTTCTTACTGAACAACTTTTGTTCTTGCATGTCCTTACTAACTTCAACCTTACTCTTCCAAACATCAATCTTTTCTTTTTCAAAGATTGTAGATGGATTTGTCAATTCTAATGTAAAGTCAACAAGTGATTCGTCACGATATCCTTGAGAATATAAATGAATAACAGCAATCTTGTTCAATTCACTGACAATAATACGTTGAACACGTTGAATTGTACGAGCAAAACGGATATCTTCAGCTGCCAATGTAGCTTTACCACTTAAACTTTCGTCGTATCCCAAAAATGCTTTTGGAATTTTGAGTGCTGCCATCAACTTGTTACGTAGATATTCGATATCGTCTGTTCCGGTCCATTCAAGACCTGGCAAATTGCTAATATCGGTACCACTATCACCACCACGAACTGGCAAGAAAAAGTCTTCTACCATGTTTTGTAGATTGAAACGAAGATTGTAATCGCCGGTAGCTTGATCCAAATATGGAGTCTTTTTCATCTGTGCGATGATACGCTCCATATGATTATCAACCTCATTTGGTGGAATATTACCAATATCTACCTTGAAAATTCTCTTTTCAGGAGCACGCATAATACGATGAATCAACATTGCGTCTTCCATCAAACTTAATTGTTTCCATACACGACGAGCACCTTCCAACATACTCTTACCATATGGTAAAAAATTGCTATCACTTAACAAACGGAAATGTGCAATTTGATAATTTTCTAAATCTTCCATTTTGTTTCCGTATGGAAGATTGACTTGGAACTTAACGAAATTCTTGTTTTCTAAATGTGTATTTTCTAAACGAGTTACATAATATGAACTGAGAGGTTCAACCATGTATACACCATATTCTGGACTAATATGTAATCTCAAATAAAAATCACCATACTTTGCTAAACTACGAGTCCAACTCCAAAGATTGAATTCAATATTCAAGATATCATAAAACAAATTGTTTAATATTTGTTTGATATCATCATTTGATGATTTTACTGAAATGATATCACCCAATTCATTTTTACTAGTACATTCGTCTGCATAAATGTCAAGTGCGGATGAAAGGATTGGATCCATATCCATTGTATCATAATCACGAAATAATTCTATACGACTGCTTTGATATGATAGATTAAAGTCGCGGGTGTACGAATTATATGCCGTAGTTCTGAGACGATTGAAACGATCTCTTAGACTATTACGATCAGTTGCATACTGAATTTCATCAGTATCTATAACCTTCAACTTCTTACCGCCAACGTTTCTAACAATTACGTCATTGCTAAACAGACGTTTAAGTCTGGCAAAAAGTGATCTATTCTTTAATTCTTGAAATGATTTATCAGTCATGTTTTACCGCCATATATATAAGTATTTATAACAACCATTTTAAGCTTTCTTTTTTGCCGTTTACATTGGCATTTGGAGCAAAGTCCCACGATTCAGATGCTTGACCAATTGGTTTTGTTAATATTGTTTGATTATGTACACTGGTTACTTTGTTGATTCCGGCCAACATTTGTCTATTATATTGTATTTGTTCGTTTCTCAATTTAAGTGCAGTATCTCTAACCCATAATCCAATCGCCAAAGACATTACCAAGTCATCATTATAACCTCTCATAGCCTCTGCTTTTGGACCATTCCAAATAAATACATTCAATTCTTCGTACAATCGTAGTGAATGAATTATTATAGTTTTTTCTCTGAAAAATGCTTCTAATTTACTAACCATCAGTGGTCTATTTTTAGTAGTTGTGGTAAATCCTGGTACCAACTTCTTATCAGATGTGTTGAGTTTATTTGTATAAGTTCTTTCAACATCAACTATAGTCAAATCAGATGCACTATAAAATGTATTTTGATAACATCTATCAACAACCTGTTGTATTGTTGCCCAACCAACGTTATTATTTTCTATAACCAACAACGCATTATTATACTCTGTAGCTATTGATACTAAAAGATTACCATAATCTTTTGTAGTTAATTGACCTTTATATTCAGCCACTTGTTCCAAAGACTCCACATCAAATACGTGAAATGAACTAAAATCTCCACCATCTCCTCTCGCACAATCTGCGGTTAATATATAATTTTTGCTATAATCTGGATAAGACCATATCCACATGTCTTGATTATTACCACGTCTTTCAACTGGGTCTTTTATATATGTTTGTTTATAAAACTCTAAAATATCAACCGCAACAACCTGATTACCAGATGTACTAAAATCACAATCACATTCTTGGGCTGCACCTTTTACACCAGATAATTCTGTTTGTTTATCTCTCCAAGATTGATCACGATCTGGATGTAAATGCCACGGCAGTCTTATTGTGTTGAATCCATCCTTACCAGAAACCTGGTTTGCTTCGGCTTCAACCCATGTTTTATGAAAGAAATTGCCAACACCATTTGGAGTACTCAATACGATAGCTCTACCACCAGTGCTTAATGTATATTGAGCAGATAGCCATATTTCTTCAACGCCGTCAATAAATGCAGCTTCGTCTATGATCAGTAATGAGAGTGCTGATGAACGACCTGCGGTACCAGCGGATGATACTGCTTTAATTTGAGATCCATTCTTTAAACGCAACGACAAACGATTGTCTTCTACACAAGGAACTTTTAACCAACTTGGTAGATTGTCATTGGCAAAACGTACTTTGGTAACAATTTCCTTTGCGGTTTCTTGAGTAATACTAATACACAATATATTCTTATCGTTATGAAAAGTCATCAACCATAAACTATAAGCGGCAGTAAGAGTACTAATACCCATTTGACGACTTTTAAGAACAATGTTTAATTGATTGTCAACAAAGTCTTGTAAAGCTTTTTCTTGAAATGGATATAGTTCAAATGCGACAGTGCCACGTATAGGATGTTGAATCTTCACATACTTCTTCATGAAGTATATAGGATCCTCAATACACTTCTTATACTCGTTTCTTATTATCTCTCTTAAGTTTGGCTGACTCATATTTTATTTCTAATTCCACAATCTCCGCATCTATATTTGATAATCTTTCATTGATAGATTCTAAATCCTTGGTAACATCTTCTAATACTTTTGAATAGTTTTCAGCTCCACTCCAACGTTCAATTGATCCATCTTCTTCTGAAAATTCAATTGGTTTGCCATGATTTTGTGTACACCAGATTTTTGTTTCTTCAAACCTTTGTTTGTAATCCTGCAATGCAGATCTTACATTTTTAAGTTCACGGATTTTATTAAATGTATCCCATATACCAAGTCTTTTGAGACGAGTTTC